CCCCGACGTGAGCCCAGACTTGAGCCCCGGCCTGATCCATGACCTTAGCCCTGACTTGAGCCCAGACTTGATCCACGACCTGATCACTGACCTTAGCCCCGACCTGATCCCCGACGTAATCCCAGACTTGAGCCATGACTTGATCCCTGACGTGAGCCCCGACCTGATCCCCGGCCTGAGCCCAGACCTTAGACCAGACCTGATCCCAGACCTGATCCCCCTTGGCAAAGAAATTTTTAATTAAGTGCGCACCTATTGCGGCAGAATAGGGACTTTTAAACTTAAAATAATGTCTGGGAGGCTTTAAATTTGCCTCCTTGTACGCATTTTTAACCGCTGCCTTTGCCTTTTCAAAATCAATAGGGTCTGTATTTAAGCCAATCTTAAGCCATTTTTCTCTTTTTTCATTTAGAATATTTAATTTGTCGCGAGGTATTGATTCAATCATGATATTTTTCTCATTTATTGTTTGTTTTAAAATAACTACCATTACCACCCTTAATAAGCTGTAACTTATAAGTACCATCTGTCTGAGCCGTCAATTTTGCGTATTCGGATAGAATTTTTCTTATTGCTCGCACTTTAAAAATTGGACACAAGAATCATTAGCTTTCTTGCTGATCTCGGAATGATTAATTTTTTTCCAAACTGAGGCACTTAAAAGCTTTGAAACCTTCCGACTAACTTGATCGCCATTCAGCATTTTCCACATTCGCTTTTTTATAGCTTCATGTGCCCTCTGAATTTTTTCGATGTCGATATTAGCATCATCTGTACTCTTGCAATTAGATGCGATTTCCTTTGCTATCAACTCTAGAAAATCATTTTCTGTTTTTGTTAATGAGGTGGTAGAACCTTCATTGATCATGTTTTCAATATTGATCGTCATTTTGATTTTTTCCTTTAGGTTGCAATGTTATTAAATAAACAATACACCAATAATATTATAAATACAATTTGTTTTTTTATTAAAAAGGAATATCATCATCAAAACTATCCCTTCCTTGAGCTGCTGGTGCCGGAGGTTGCTGAGAAGATGTATGCTGCGAGCTATTGTCTTTACTCTTACCTCCTAACATTTGCATCTCAAGCCCTATAATCTCTGTACTGTAGCGATCCTGACCGCTTTGATCTTGCCATTTCCGGGTGCGCAAGGAGCCCTCAACATAAACTTGTGACCCCTTCTTAAGATATTCGCCCGCAATCTCCGCGAGCTTGTTGTAAAAAACAATCTTATGCCACTCTACGCGCTCTTTAGCTTCTCCTGTTTGCTTATCTTTCCATGATTCAGACGTGGCTACACTAATATTTGCAACTGCTCCACCAGCAGGGATATAACGTATCTCCGGGTCTTGTCCAAGATTACCTACAATAGTGACTTTGTTTATGCCTTTTCTTGCCATAATTTCCTCTTACTTATAAGTATATGTTATACGGTTTCTTTCCCACTTATCAGGTTTTTTAATAGATAAACTAGAATCGATCCCTTGTATCACAGTGTTATACGGCTTTCATTTTTACATCGTAAGCGTCAACCATCTCGCCTTCAAATTCGACTTTATGGCCCGTTTTGAATAGGGCTGCTTGCTGAGAAATTCTTCCCCAAAAAATATTTTGTATCTCATCTGGTATGCCTTCACAAGCATCTTCCAATTCAAGAGATAGCAGTTCTTCGCATCTTTCTTTCGCCTCACTTTCAGTCTTGTGTGTTTCAAAACCGTCATCCCAGTGATAACTAAAAAATTTATCTTTCATAATTATTCTCCCAAAAAATCCGTATAACAACCGCAATTAAATCGTTTCACTCGGACAGCGTTTGCAACGCTGCCGTTTATTGCCAAGGTTAGTGTGCAATACGTACCCAAGTTACAGCGCCTTGTGGGTGCTGGTAAGGTATGGGTTTATCGTATCTTTTAGCACCTTCTATTTCCCATGCGTAGCACCACTTATTTAGCAAATTAAAATCATCAACCCTATGATGTGAGTAGTGCAACCCATGCTCAATCGGGTCTAGCTTTATATGATCGCTATCAACAATTTTACATTCGCCAACAATTAGCCCTGAGCCTTGCTCAATCAATCCTATCTTGCCACGCACATTAGTCGGCCTGCTTCTCATTTCCCACGTCTTTTTGCCGCTCAATATTAAATCAATCCACGGCTGCCTTACTATCAATGCTCTTTCCATAATTCAACTCCTGCACACTAACAACTACGTCAATCTGATGTCTCAAAGCTGCGCTTTTCGCCACAGCTTACGTTTAGGTTATAACGCATTCACGCCTTCTAATTTGCAAGTCAAACTATCAACTTTAGATTGTAAATAGCACACCCTCGCCCCTAGCATTGTTGGCGTTACATCAGGCTGTAAAGTTCCGGTTATTTGAGCTATCTTTGCTTGCTCCAGTTGATGGAGTAGCTCTAACAAATAACTTTTTGCTATACCTTCTAATACTTCAGTTCTGCTTTCATGCGTTATAACAACGGCATCAAAACCGCTCCTGCCGTCGCTCGGACTCACTTCGTTCATTTCGTTCTCCGCTTATGCCAAGGTTATGTGTTAATTGGTTATCTCTACATCTAAATGGTAATTACTTGTCCAAGCACTAAGTGCGGCCATAGTCAGCATAGAAAGATAGCTTTGCTTGCCGCCCATCGAATTTTTATATGTAACTCGCGGCCTATGGTCTTTCAACCATTTTTCATAGCGATTTCTTTCATTAGCATAAAATTCGGCTTCTGCTTTTCGCTGCTGAAATGTACCTCTTCTTTTTGCTTCGCCCATAAATCCTCCAAATTAATCACATAACAACTAATTCCACTTGAGCGGCAAGCCGCCAAGTGAATAGGCGGTTATAAAGATTCCTCACACCATTCACGCTCATTGCCTCCATCAGCAACACCGATTTTAGTTGTATTAATTTCGTGCGTATCTTCGTCAACCTTCCACCCAAGCAGTTTAATCGCTCGCTCTTCGCTTTCCGCCTGCACTACGGCAGATAGTCCAAAACCTAAATAATCCCGCCAGCAAAAATATATATTCATCTCAAACCCCATCTTTATAACAAAGCAAAGCAGTCGGATTGCGTACCGCAACCGCTGTTTGCAATGGTTAGCTGTCACTTAGTCGCTGGATATAACGGCATGTTTGTAGGCATCCAGTGAGTAATATTTTTAAGCATTACCTGTTCGCAATAAGTCTCAGCGTAAATGTCGCTAGTTTCAGCGAAGCCGATATCGTCAAACCATGCCACAAGCGCAATACGGCTCAAGCCCCCTTTCTTAATTGTTGCCCAAAAAGGTCTTGCGTTTGGGTTTTGCTCGGGCTTGCAAGCCCTTGTATCCATCCATGCGCCAACTTTCGCACATTCAAGTTGTCGTTCTAAATCTTCGATTTTTTTATCTGCTGTCAAAAAATCATCAACCAGTCGTCTTAGTAAATCCGGTAATCTTTCTATTGTTCTTTCGTTCATTTCTTGTCTCTCACTAAATTATCAGCTAACAACTCGCTTAATTTCGACTCGCTAACGCTCGCGCATTAGCTCTAGGTTATACGCCAAGCGCTTTCTGTTGCTTGTAATAGTCCATGTCATAATGTCTACCAATCCACGCGGGTTCTGTGTTCCATGCGCCAAAGCGGTTTTGCTTTAGGCTTTGGTAGTTGTATCTGTAGTGGTAGTCATGCTCTCTACCCCATACGTCCTTGGGCAGGTCAACGTAATTGCATGGCACCCACCATTGATCAAGCTCACATTGCACCGCATTTTTAGGCAATGTCATACGGCCTACTATTTCAAATATCGGCGCGTAAAGGCGTATAACAAAGCATTTCAACGCTGACCCACTGCTGCGGTGCTTGTTTGCATCTTCATATAGTTTGTTCATGTTCCTAGTCTCCAGTGTTCTGTTTCCGTGGTCAGGTTAAATGCAACGTTATATGGTTTTCATTATTTAAACCCCTTAATCTTTAGGCAAATTTACATTGTTATAGTAGTCGCAGGCTTCCGCGCATATATAAAAGTAAATGCAAAAACCCACTAAGAAAAAAGGATCAAGAATATGAAAGAAATATTCGCCAAATATTATTTTCTCAAGCTCTACCTCAATAAACATGAAAAACATGTAATAAATAAAAACATCGACAGCACAATAAAGCTTTTTCCCTTGATTATGAAAAGCGCATCTAACTGAACTATTGACAAAAAACATTATGAGACCTTTAAAATTCATTTTAATTAACTATCCCCATCACCAGACAACGCCCCATCAATATGATCTTTTAAAAATTGACTGGGCTAGACAAATTTTCTGCTTTTAAAAACTTACACTTGTATAAAAGTAACCTGAATCATATTTTAAATCTGTATAATTAATATAAATTGATCCACCACAAGACAAGCTCACTTTACAGATTTTTTTATCATCCCAGCAATCAACCACTTTTCCAGACCACGGCGCTTCTAAATTTATCACATGACTGTGTTTAGCTGGCCAAATTCTTTTTTTATTCATAGCTAACCGATTTGAGACATTTTTTGCACGGCTTCCTCTGCCTCTTGCTCTGTTTTGAAATTGTTTTGCGAAAAAATATATTCCCAAGCCACTGCAAACACTTTTTTGTAAAACTCATTGAATTCTTCTTGCGACATTTTATTGAATGATATTGAATGCAACTCTTTCCTTACTCCTGTAGGCGTCAAGACTGCATCATAATACCCGGCCTCTTCTTTTAACCATTTATGTATCTGATCAAGTCTATTTGCCGCCTTTTCAACTTGAGAAATTTTACTTTTGATTCTTCCGGCTCTGTCGGAAAGGTACGCATTTATTAGTGTACATATTGCCATAGTATCCACTCCTTGAGAGGCGACAAATTGCACTAGCCCTGACATAATTTTTTTATCACCTTTGGGGATCAAGCCTTGCTCCGCATCCCAATAATCAGAGACTAACCTCACTAGACCTCCAAAATAAAGCTTATGATGCTGAATCGATCTTGAACTGGCTTTTTTTATCAAAACCTTGCAAGGCTCGCCATAATTTAAAGATTCTAACTTTTCTTCGTCAGCCAATGACGCGACAATCAAAGTATTTTTAGACGCTTTTTGAGCCATTATCTCTATAGACATAAGATAAACTCGATCTCAGAAGCCAACAAAAAACAAATAACTATAAGAGCTATAATTGCAATAGATTTCACAGCACGTCAGCCTCGTGACAATCAGAAACCTCTACAATTTTTCTGTGATTTTCTACTTGCCCCCAAGATTCCGTCAGCCCCTCACCATCATTAACAGTTTGAACAGTGCAGTTTTTCAAACATTCAGAACAAATCGGATTGCTAATATCAGAACCATTAAAAATATATACTGCCTCCTGCAAACAGGCTAATAGCTTTAACTTTTCTGAAACATTGGAAGCCTCATAATTAAAATCAATTATTTCGGAAACTCTTTTATAACGCTCTAAAACTTCTTTTTCTTGCATGATTAATGAACCCTGTAATTAATATAAGGTGATTGATGATGCACTTTTCCTGTATTTTCATCAATGCTAGCCATCATCATAGATATTTCAAGCAAAATTATATTTGCTGGCGCATCTAGCAAAGAATCTAAATCTATTATCCCTTGCTGAACACATAAAGATATTCTATCGCTTAAAATTACAGAACTTTGCATTTTCAAGCCATAAGCTTTTCTCGATAATGTGTATGCTGCTTGCAAAGCCTCTTGTAGCTGTTTCATTTTAAATGGCGCTCGTGATTAACAATTAATAATAATTATATTTTAAATTACACTAAAGTCAATAGTTTTTTTTATTTTAATCTGTGTACTTATCGCTGGGGAATTTCTTAGATAATTTCTCATAGAACTTTTTTGATTCTTCCAACTCTTCCGCACTTGGCGGATCCAGCTTTTTTGTTCTTTCGGCGACATGCGAAACAACATAATCATCACAATCGATTTTTTCAGCGCTCGCTAAATATGCGGGCGCATTTTTGCTGGCATGGTAGGTTTTACTAATACAAGCAATAGCCTCTTGAGAGGGGGAGGGCAAGCCGTGATATATAGGCGCCTTTGGGCTAACGCTGAGTTTTTCCATTATCGCTATCTCATGCGGTGTGTAGCCACCATCTTGAATTCTATCAACTATTTCTGGAAGTTTTTGAAGAAAAACTAAGGCCGCTTGCTTTCTTGTAAAAGGATCAGGCTCATTATGAAGAGTATAGGTTCCAATTGATATTCTCGCTAAAACCCCTAGAGGCGTTTTTGGAGAGTAAGCCATAGCCAAGACCTCATCAGGCTTTAGCTCTTGCACATTAAACGACGATTGAGAGTTTCTAATAACGTCTATTGGCTTAGGGAATCTATGCCCTATAAACTTATCTTTCACATGACAATCAAGCCCATTTTCAACCTGAGACAACGGAACAGCCCTCAAAAAATTAAACCATGTCTTAAGCTGATCAGGAGATAATGGGCTTTCTCCATAACCCGTACACACCATATCCATTAGCTTTGCGAATGCTGGTCGATCAGAATCATTCATAATAATTCCCCGCTATCGTTATCAATAGTATTTTTCCGGCCAGATTGATTAGATGAGTTAAACCACTCTTGCAACTCTTGCTCACGGTTTTCACTGGCTTGAAGAACAGGTGATTTACCAATGCGGTTCACCATCCATTCAAATCTAAACGATTGCCACTTAGTGTTATCCCAGCAGTCCAAAATGTTGTCAATACTGTATCCAGCTTCATACGCTAAATCAAACTCCTTAACCATGGTATTAACAATACGCTGACTAATCACTGCGGCTTTGGCAGAGTTTGAGTTTTTTTTGCGAATTCGTATTATTTCGTCTATATGACTTTGCGCGAGATTAAGCGGAGAGTAATCGACGCTATTTTTATCTCTCTTCTCTTCTCTGCTCTGCTCTCCTCTCTCTCTCCTCTCTCTCTCCTCTAGGCAAGCATCTTGCTTGCAGTCTGCTAGCACCCTGCTAGCATCTTGCTCCGGTGACTGTAACACCCCGTCGTTACTGGGTTCGAGTGTTATGAACCCAGCGTCTAAAAGCTCTTTTAAATCAACATCGGACTCAACACCTATCCGCTGTTTTATCCACTTTGGATTGAAGGGTAAACGGTTATTGTTGCGACTTGCTAGCAGCCAGATTAAAACCAGGTGCAACTTGCTAGCATCCTGCAAGCAGGCGAATTCGTAGTCATCCAGCAGGTGGTTATATAGTTTAATCCAGGGCGGTGTTCGGTCGGTGTAGTGTTGTAATTCAGACCAATTTTTTATAGTGAAGAACTGCATTGATTAAATCCCCTTTAGAAGCGACCCGACCCGGTGACAATTCCGAAGCAGGCCGACTATAAAGTCATTGAACGGTACGAATCAGGCCGCTTTTAAAAGGGATTCATACCCGCTAATTGCGCTTGTCACGGCGCTGTTGGTGATTATACTATTTGTAATTACTAAGAACAAAGTAACAAAAAGTTCTTTTATTGCCTTTATGTTGCGTCCATCACTGCATACCCCGCATTAAATCTTCTATTAAATCACCCATATCTTCCATGTCATCTATCAATTCCTTGCACTCCTCTGCGCTGCTAGCAGTGCCACACCTAAAATCGTAGGCATCTGGCGCACCATCATAATCATCGTGCACAAACTCATAGTTGGCGTACGGCCAACTATTAACAGCTCGGGTTATTGTGTAGTTTTTATACTGGATTATCATCAGTGTCCACCTCATCAGCTTCACAACAATCAGACACCTGTTGCAGATTCACATCATTCGATTTTTGGCCCCAAAACTACTCTTTCATAAAAAACTGGGCAGTTTTTAAATCATTTTTAGAAAACGAGCCGTTTAAATCAACTGACTTTTTATCAAAAGCTAAGCTAGCGGCTACTCCGTAACATTCTGATACAAGTGGAATAACACCGATATCAAGATAGCCAGCAATAGCTTTTATTCTTTCTCTAGCCTTATCTTCCCCTAAGCAACCAGTATTTTTAATGTGGGTTAAATTTTGGCTGGATATACCCATTTTTTTTGCTAATTCTTTGCTGCTTCTAGAAGAATTGCTAATTATATTAGCATTAATAATATGTCCTAACTTGTGCATATTTACCCCTAAATATTAATTTCCAAAAAGTATAAACAAAAAGTATATTTATGTAAAGTAAAAAAAAGCATTGACTTTATTTTTGTGTGAGGTATTATTCGTATTAACTTAAGAGATTAACTAAAAGAGATTGAGTGCTTATGAATATTAAAGAGCTTGCAAAAAAATTCAAACCCGAAGATATTGAGTGGCGCGTACAGTCTTGCGGCATAACGGGGAATAAAAACAGCGGCGGCAAACCATGGGCGCTTATTATACCTTACGTTACCAACCGAGCAATCCAGCAAAGGCTAGACGATGTTGCTGGCGGAGGTAATTGGAAAAACGAATACAAGCAGTCGCCATGCGGCAATGGAACTCTTTGTGGTATTTCAATAAAGATTGGTGATGAATGGATTACCCGATGGGATGGCGCTGAAAACCCAACAGGCAAGAAAAACGAACAGCTAGATGCGGTTAAGACTGCATTATCTAACTCGATGAAGCGTGCAGGCGTACAGTGGGGAATAGGCCGTTACCTTTACGAGCTAGACGCAGTATTCGCTATATGTGATTGGTGTGACTATAGATCGCAAACGCCAGAAGGGTTTAATTACCAGTACAAGCAAAAGAAAGGTGAAGCGCCAGCTTATGGGTTTGCTTGGAAAGCGCCAGAATTGCCAGTTTGGGCTAGGCCGCTAAAGAAGAACGAAATACTTGGTTACCAGCAAATGCTCGAAGAATGCGAAACCAAGCAGGAGCTGAAAAAGGCTTGGTCTGAGTGTTACAAAATGGTTATATCTGAGTGCAATTCAGACTTGCAAAAACACTTCGAGGAAATAAAAGATCGGATGAAAGCTGATTTTGAAGAAGCGGAAGAAGCCGAGCGCAAAGAGCAGGCAGATAAGCGATACGAGATAATAGCTGGCTATATTGATCATATAAATGCGGCGGTAAATGATTCAGCCGCTAAGGGTTTAACCGTTAACGCCATAGATCAACTTGGTAAGATACTATCAAAACAGCATTTGCATGATGCTGTTAAAAAGCTAAAAGCTGCTGAAACAAATAAACTAAAACAACTTAATGGTGGACAATATGAGTAACAATTTAATTGCTTCTTTTAAAAAAAGTGCTGGCCTTGCAGATGATGGCCTTGATCGGCTAAGGGCTGAAAAGAAAAGCATTATTTGTGATGTGACTACTGAGGCAGGCTTCAAGGCTGCACGCAAAGAGCGCACTGAACAAAACAAGTATATTGATGCTATTAAGCGTGCCGCTATTGATGCAAAAACAGACATTGATGGTGAGCGCAAACGCTTGATTGCCGAGGTTGAAGATATTTATAGCGTCAATGTATTGGCGTTTGAACAGGAAGATGAACGCAGAAAGCAAGAAAAAGCCGAGCAAGAACGCAAAGAAAAAGAGCGAAAAAATAGAATTTTGGCAGATATATCGAATATAAAGAATTTTGCCAGCGGCGCTTACGAAAAATCATCCGAAGAGTTGCAGTCAATAATTCAAGCGGTTGATCTTATTGATGTTGGCGTTAGCTTTGCTGAATTTACTCAAGAAGCGCTTAATGCTAAAAAAGAAACCTTGGCTGCACTAAACCAAGCTTTATCGCATGTTATTGACCGCGAAGCCATTGCCCGTGAGCGTGAAGAGTTAGCGCGCCAACGCGAAGAGCTTGAGCAGTTAAAGCGAGAAAGTAAGCCAGCCGAAGAGAAACAATCAATATCAGAGGTTGCGCAAAGCCACGGTGCTTCCGCCGCAACCCGTTACAGCCAAAAGCAGGATGAAGCTGATGAAATGGTCAGCATCGTTGTTAATGAGGTAGAATACCTTTTAGTTTGCTGCCCTAAATCAAAAGCAAGCGCTGTATATAGTGCGCTAATGGATCACCTAGATTGTGATATTGATGTAGAAAATAAAAAGGTTTTGATTAAATAACTTAAATGGGAAATTTTCAATAACTAATTATGTGTAAGTCTTATTATATTCCCGGATGCCCAAGATTTACGGGCTCTAGAGAAATGTTTGTTGAACACTTTAAAAATAGCGGATTTATTATAGATGGTTTTGAAGTAGACGGGGATAAAATAATATTTACTTTAAAATCCCATGAAGATTTTATATTTATAGTTTGTATTAAGGAGGTTTAAATGATTTGTCCAGAAAGTATTTATGATTTTCTTTTAACCGAAACGAATAATAAAGGCTGTCATCCAAAGCTAAAAGAAGTAATGAAAGAGTTTAATATCGTAGAGGGGACAGCGGTCAAGAAACTTAGAACCCTTCATCACGAGGGAAAGATCATTTTTAAAATGAAGGAAATTCAAGAGGTTATTAAACCCGCTGTTGATTGGCTTAGAAAGCCAATACTATACAAAAGTTAAGGCTCAATTCTAAACATATGGTTTTGGTACCGACATGAATGACGGTACCATCTGTGAAGATTGCAACAACTGGAAACAAACAACGATAAGTATTTCAAATGTAAAAAGAGCTAACACTACAGGAAATGCTATAATTAGAAGAATCTTTAATCAATCATAGATTATGAAAAAAGCAGAGTTAAAACACATGGATCGAGTAGCCGGGCTTGGCTGCATTGCTTGCCGCAAAATGCGTTTTTATGACACTCCAGCAGAAATACATCATGTCTCTAAAGGCGTCGGCAAGGGCCAAAGAGCAAGCCATTTTGACGTTATACCATTATGCCCTTATCACCACAGAAATGGCGGCTATGGCGAGGCTATACACGCCGGACGCAAAGCATGGGAAACTAAATTTGGTGATGAACACGAACTCTTAAAAGAAGTTAAGGAACTGTTGAATGATAATAGGCATTGATCCTGACGCAAATAAACACGGCGTCGCTGTTTACAACAATGAACTTATTAGGCTAGCAATGATGAGCCGTAAAGAAATAATACAAGAGTTTAAATACTGTCATGACGTGGTATTTTCTATTGAAAATGTATTGCTAACCAATGCAATTTTTCCAAAACACTTAAAAGGGGTCAGCGCCGATAAGGTCAAAATGAATATAGCCCTGAAAGTGGGAAAAAATCAGCAGGCATTACAAGAACTTATTGCTGACCTAGAACATCATAATTTAAGCTATATTTTGCAAAAGCCATCCAGCGAATGGAAAAAAAATAAGCCTCTATTTGAAAAAGTGACAAGCTGGACTAAAAAAAGCAACGAAGACACAAGAAGTGCTGCATATTTTGGATGGCTTGTCGCGTCAATGGTTACTTGCTGAGCAACCCTTTTATCATTGCTTCTTGAGCAAAAAACTGTTTTTCCAGCTCGTCAAACCTCTTGAGAAGCAATTCATATTTATCTTCGCACGCTTTTATATGAACCTCAGAAACCGCTATTTCTGTGTTTTTCTTTTCTATTACCCGGATACTTTTTACAATGTAAAACAAAAACGCGCTTAATGAGATAAAAAAAACGACAGGCAAGGGCTCAACATTTAATGACTCACCCATCAGGCCTATCATTTGATTTATTTGCTCCAATGTTTTGGGCACCCAATTCACGCTCAGCCCTTTTTAAAATATCTTTTAGCAAAACGCAAAGAGAAATTGTTAAAAATAATGTACTTAGGAAAAGAAATGCGATCTCCATCACTTGTACGGCCTTTGTAAATAGTGTATGCACAGATAGCATAGTAAACCGTAGATAGAGCTAAAATAATATCAAAATCTGATCTTATCCCGAAATATTCTAAAACTAGAATCATTAGAGCAAAAAGCAATAAATAGCCGCCCCATAAGCACCTTTTTATGTATAAACAGGATTTATGGCACGATTTTTGCAAATATACAAGACACATAAGGGCGAATACAATCGCATTAATTATCAAATACTTTAACCCATGAGCAAGCTCATCAGAGGGCTCGTAGATATTGTGCGCAAAAAAAGGCATAATAAATTCAGGCAAAAAGGCGCCAAAAACAAACACATAGCCATAAAGCCGCCCTATAGGCTCCTTATCGAAAAGGGCAGCAATAAAGCACAAAGAAACCGCCAAACCCCACATAATATCCATGACTATCTTTTTCCTTTGGGTTTCTGTGTGGCACGAGGCGTTTTAACCTTAGCTTTAGGAGGCGGTTTAACCTTGGATTTAGGGGGTTTAACTGGAGATTTTTTCCTCGATGTCCCATAACTAACCATATTAATTGCCCTTCATAACGTTTGTGAGGTTTACACCAAAACTTGACGCTACTATTACGCCAAAAGCGGTACTAATGTCAGCAAAAAGAGCCTTAACCGTTTCAACCCCATAGGCTACAGAATTGTATTTTTTGCCTTCTACTATAATATCAGAACCGAAACCCATCATCTGCATAAAAACCAACAGCGCACCAATAAAAAGATAAATCATGTATGCGTTACAAACCATTAGGCTAATATCCCTTCTCATTTTGCCGTTCGGGTCAAGAGCCCGAATCATTAAAGTTTTTGCTTCTGCTCGGTCTTTGTCGGTTTCAATCCATTCCGTAGCTATATTCTCTATAGATTTTGTGATACCACCAGTTAGCCATTTAAACATCATGATAACCCCAAAAAAGATTCAACATCAAAAGATGGGCACGCCTTGCCATTATCTAAGTCTCTATGACCTTTAATCTCAGGGTTGTTGTATTCGCTTTTTAGTCGAGCCAATAAAGACTCTAGAGAATAAAACTGGTTTTGTGTAAAGTTGCAATCAGCATTATTGTCTTTATCAACACCACCAACCAAACAAATACCTAATGAACCTTCATTGTGGCCTTTAACATGGGCACCGCTAATATGATCAGGTCTACCCTTCTCAATATCACCGTTGCGCTTAATAACATAATGGTATCCTATATCAGACCAACCGTTACCGTTGACATCGTTGACATGCCAATCCCGAATTGTATTTGCGTCAATATCCATGTCAGGCGGTGTAACGCTACAGTGAACCACAATAAGGTTAATCATAAAAATCTCTCATTAAACTCAGAACCTTGCATCATTTCAGCTTTATAGCCCATATTAAGCAATGAGTCTATAATTTTAACGCCATTAATGCGGTATTTGATGCCCAAATCTACACCAATGGATAAAAGCGCACGCTGTATAACCTCATAGCAATAAAAATGCTGCTCGGCATGAATACCTAATCCCCACAAAATAACGCCTAACGTGTCGTACTTAACGCCAATGTTGTTTTCTATCCACTTACTGCAATCCCCGGGCACATCAAAAACAATAACGGTTCTGCCGTCGCGCACCTTTTCAACTTCTCCGAATCTTCCGCGCAAAAAATTGGAGTCGTATAGCTTCCCATTGTTGTAAATCATGCCGTGCGGGTAAGCCGTTTGACCGCCCATGAACAGAGTGTAAATAGGTGCAAACCAGCTACCTTTGCTAGACTCGCAAATAATGACTTTCATTATTAACCTGTAAAATTAACCTTTAAACAGCTTTGTCTAAACGGAATCCAAACAGCCTCAAAAGCATCAATGTTTGAACTTGTTAAAGTAAGCTTATTTTCGTTTTCAAATTGGAAAACAACGTCATTCCCAGCCAAGACAAATTCTTTGATAGATGCTAAGCCCCACTGATCTTCTTTAAATGCGCTACACATAACACCTTCAAAATCAACACCTGTCATCATGGTTTGCTGTCGCAGATCTTCGATTTTCTTGTTACTCTCTGCTTTTTTAAACTCTTCCGTGAGAATAGCTGCTTGTGCTTCCGCTTCTGCCATATCAATGGTGTCTGTGATTTCTTTAGAACCTTCAAATATTTTTAAGGAGTCTCCCTCATCTACGATGGATGTAATATTAGGGTATAAGTTGTAGAGTGCTTGATGTATCATATTAAGTGATCTCCAAGATTATTAGGGATGATGTAGCGCGTTCTTGGCCAAATGTATCGGTGTCACTTACAGTCCTGTTGTTGTATAAGGTTTGGGCATCGCGTGTATGTATAAAAACTTTATAGGTAATAGAGTTAGTAGTATTAGGCTCATCTAAGTACTGTCCATCCCATGAGTCCATTGTTGAATCGGCATCGCTGCTATAATACCCTTGAGACAATACACCCCTTCCGACAGACCTATTACCTGCTGCTGCGGGATTACCTATGTAAGAACTGTCTCTTTTAAAGCCGAAAACAGTGTTTTGGTTGTTAGTGTTACTTCCCTCCCCATTCCAATTAGCCATTAGTAAAAACTTACTATTAGTAGATTGGGGAGTAAGGGTCACACTTAAACCTGTTATCTCTGCTGGTGTATTAGCTGTTAAAGACTGACTACTAGTTGTAGTAACGTCTACAGAGTGTACTAATGTTTTAGAGCTTGCAACCTCATCTATTGCCGCCTGAACATCGGTTGCTGTAAGCCCTGAAGTTGTATTGTCATAAGTAACATTGGCCGAATCAATAGAGCTTACATCCTGAGCAACCTCATCTATTGCCGCCTGAACATCGGTTGCTGTAAGCCCTGAAGAGGCATTATCATAAGTAACATTGGCCGACTGAGCAACCTCATCAACCTTTTCCTTTAATGTCTTGGTGTTGCTATAAGCGGGTTCGACACGCTCTGCATATCGGGAAGCATTATCAGTGAAAACAATTGTCGAAAATCCATCATCAGATACAGCGCCGCTTTTTACTGCAAAATAGCCTCCATTATCCGATAAAACAATAATCTGTCCATCAGCCAAACTCGAACTGTCGTAAGCTCTTAATGCGGCATAATTTGCTAAAGGGATACCGTTTTCAACAATCCCATCACCCAGCGTTATAGCTTCAAGAGCTGTCCCGGCTGCATTAACTCTCCAAATCGTGTTAGGGGTAAGCTCTGGCAGTTGTATGCCACTTGCACCGTGAGCCGACTCATTAAAGCTAGGAGCAAGTCTTATAGCTTCTTTTGCTTGCTTTGCAATGCTTAGCGACCTGTCCATGTCGTTATCCACAAGATCAGGATCAAAAACACCGCCATCCTTATAATCGGTACTCCGCGTTTCTGATACATTTGAGATAATAGTAATCCTATCACCAAGCGTCGCCCCGCTATCTAAAGTTACTACTCCACCCTGGCTTGCGTCTTGGTCTGCATTCGGCGTCATTGTGTACGCTGTTATTAGGTAGGTCGCGTCATCAAAATCAACCCCGGCGGGAGTTTGATAAACTTTAACGTCTGTATTACCAAAAACACGGAAATTAAATGTAAAAACCGTCTGCCCTGCTGTTGCTACATACTCTTCTCTTAAATCTGCTGTAGAAACTGTCATTGCGCTGCCTCCGATATTTCGTGTGATGCGCGTCTTAAATAGAATAAGTTATTGTACGGCAATAACCGTAGAAATGCTTTTGTATCACTATCTTTCCATTCGTTTTCATCAGTTGCCGAATTAGCCACCCTTGATAACGAGCTAACTAAACTTCCGTAAGATGGGCCAATAGCGGCTTCCGCAAAACTGCGAGAAGCAAACCTAGAGGCGGGCTGATCTATTCCTATTAGTGGCCTAAAGCCAAACCTATTACCGGTTAGCTTTTCAGCAGTATTATTAGCCTCCATAAGAATTCCCATAGCGCCTGACCTGTCAATACCATCCATCACTAAGCGCTTAACGCTCTCCGGGTCATCTGGGTCAAAATCGTATTCTCTGCCAGAATTCCAACTCTTAAACAATGTTGTCATCATGCCCAATCCTATCATAAATGTCATCCCAGAAAAAAAGCTCGCATCCTGCCCTTGGAGTCCGGCCAAAAGTGCTCTCTGTGTAGACGACACCATAAATGATCTAAACTGCAATATAGTCTTGCCAAGATCGCGAGACATGACAAGCGGCTTTTCTTGCCCCGGAACTATAATAACCCGATCAGATTCTTTGCGTAACGCCGCCCCCCACTTAAACGCTAAGTCCTGATTATCCCATTCTCTAGCGTTAAAAATTCTTGCTCCATCAACAACTATGCTATGTTTTTTTAATTCATTAAAAATATCTTTTGCGGCAAATTCATCTATGCCTAATTTTTCTAGTTTGGGGTTTTTAAACTTTCCAGCCTTCAGCTCATCGAATACCCGTGCTTGCATAGCTAAACCATGGATAATTTTTTGTGAGTCCGTCCATTGGTTCATCAAAGAAATGTTGCCGAAATGGTTTGACAAATACTCAATAGATTTTTCAACCTTGGTCTTACCTATATTGTAATCAGTAATATCCGCTATAGCATCAATGCGCCCGTTAGTATAAGTTTCTGCACCAATACCCCAGTATCTAAAATCTTCTGCAACCTCTGGATTAATTTTAAACCCTTTAAGATTTCTTAGAAGAGGAATAAGCCCATCTTTATGGGCGCGGATAAAGCCTTCTGCCATATTAATTCTAGCAACATCAGGGAACGACGACGGAACAACCCCACCCATTAATCGAATAAAATTTAAATTTCTAGCCGCTGCATGTATTCTGCGACCAATACTAGGATTCATAGGATCGTCAGGCAAATCATAAGTGCCCCGGATTCTATCGCGCATCCCAACTATAGCTTTAACCTCCCTAATGCCTTGAGATTTAAGCTTTTTTGCTTTTGTGGGGTCTGTTTCTTTTTTAAGCAATTCTCGGTATTTTGCCTCAATATCGCCTATTTGGCTTTGCATCATTACCGCATCTGACGGGTCAACGTTCTGGCCGCCAAACGCCCTGACTAGCTCGGCATCTGCAACCGTTTGTCTAACGTAAGATGATGATAACGCTTCGATGTCATTTTCTAAAAAATCTTCGATTAGTTCATCTTCAATATCAAATACACGCGACTTAAATACACCTTTTAACTTGTTAGGCTTACCTCCGTGAGAAGCCGTAACCGCGTGGTCATAGGGCAAAATACCATCAGGCGTTTTCATTATTCGACCCGCTATCTCAAGCGCTAGATCATCCGCATCCTCTGGCGTTTCAAATTCCTGTCTTGACTGCAGCCAGTCTGAAACAATTCTCTGAAATTGATTGATGTTAGCGGCTACCTTTTCCCTGTCCCAGCGACGATTAACATAATTTGCGGCCGTTGAAACATCAACATCTTCACCTAACATTTTCAACTCGATCAAGTCTTTTTTGATCGGATCATATACTTCAGCTCGCCAGTTATCAGCAGAACGTTTAATAAACTCGTCCTGCCCATCAACTGGGTTTCTCATTTCCTTAGTAACTCGCTCGTTAAACTGCCGATTAGACATTTTTCCGCCAGCTTTTTTGTAATCAACATAGGCTTGTTTATGAACTGATAACCCGCGATAAATATAGGCATCACGCTTGGTTTTTGCCAACTGCTCAACACTTTGACCCTGACCACCAATTAGCTCATATGGCGACTCAGAAAGCCTTGCAGTAATATTTCTCACCTCTGGAACCTTGCTCGATAAGCCAGCATCTAAAGGAGAAATATAAGATAATCCCTTTGAGGCTTTTTGTATATTTTTCCCTTTTATCTCCACGTCCTCAAACGCCTGAGCAGCGCCTACAGACTTTTCTATAGGTAATTCATCATCTAGGATTTCTTCTACTTCATCAAAAAAAGTAGGGTGTTCGGACCTGATCTGATTTAGCTTGGCTGTGCCGCCGCCAAGAGCGCCACTAATAAGCATCGCTGCCGTGATGTTAATCAGTGTTTCTTCTTGTGTTCTTTCAAGCTGTTGTGTATGTAATAGTGCTTCTTGTGATGACACGGTTCCGGCTCCTACTGCTGCCGTATAAAGTGCGCCTTGCATAACTTTCCCGCTTTTGTACGCACGGTAGGCTTGCCCTCCAACAGGGATAAAATTAATCGGGCTTAATGTTCCAGCTATCATTGACGCGGCAACCCCATCAACGCCAGTTAATTTCTCTCTATGTTTGCGCTCTTTTTCCGTTTGCCGCCTAACCGATTCAAGCTGAGATGGGCTATCTGCCAAAGCGGCATTAAAAACAAAGTTTTCATCCAACTTTTCATCTTCTGTTAAATCGTCAAGCGCGTTATATTCACCTTCATAATAAATGTCCGGGAGGCCATTTTCACGAGCAATTGCAGCACCTATCTCATTGTCAGTCACAAAAGCGGATTTTAGCTTTTCGCCAAATGAAATATCATCCGAATCCTGCAAATGTTCAGGGATGTATCGCTGAATATTAGGGTACACGTTTAGTCCTCTTCACCCATTCATCTACTGTTTCTCCCGGCCGCTTAATATTCCATCCTTCCTTCTGCATAACTTCTGATTTTTGGATGTTTTCTTCTTTTCGTTTTTCCAATACAGGACTTTTGTCAGGGTAAAATCTACCCTCAGATTCTCCAACGTAAAACTGCCAAACACCATTTGACTTGAACTTAATAAGGTATGAAGGAACACGTGAATTAGCTTCGCTGGCTGTTATTTTATCAGACACAAGGCGCACCTCATCAACATCACTTAATGTGTCTTTAAGCACCAGTTCTCTTGCCTGATTAGCAACCCATTTACTAGAACCATTTATCTGGTAAAAGTTATCAGGGCTATAGGCTATAGTCTGCCCTTCCCATTCCTGCCATTTATTCTGAATCAGCTTTTTAGCGTGGGACTTAGCATCGTCTATTTCCATCCCTGAACCTGCAAACGATTCAACTAAACCCTGATAGTCTCTCGCAATATGCGGCTGTGAAAGGACATCAACATCATCCCACGCTAAAACGTACTTCGCTTCATCTATATAATCTGTTTTTTCGTCTTTCAATCGTTTTAACTGAGCATCAAAAAAAGCTTTGTTTGTCGGGTCAGTTAAACGCCTAGCTTTATCAATCGCCTCTTCGGGGGACATAAAATCAAGCAACCGACTCACCTGTGAAGCAAACGCCCTGTCTTTATTTGAAAATTGGTCATTCATTCCTCTGATCTGACTGAGCCCCTCCATTATAGAAATAGAGTTTTTAATCACTTCTGGGTCATCAGACATCAAGCCCATTGACACTTCACGCTTTAGAGATGAAGGAACGGTTTTATTTTTGTCGGCAAACATCACTTTTTGCATGACAGACAATTGATTAGCAGCCCTATCATAAACTCGGTTAATGGCGTCTTCTTTTGGAACCACTGCTTGATCTCCACCAAGCCTTATAAGAACAGCAGCATCTTCATCAGCTTGCTCTAGTGCTTCGCGCTGCTTGTTAATTATCTTTGTTTTTAAAGAAACATACTTACTATCAGTAGGTTTATTTTTGTACAAAGCCTCTAGGTCGCCCAATGTTTCCGAATAATCTCCGGTATTAACTCTGATCTCTAAATCATTTAATGCCTGAGAATCAACTTCTAAAACTTTTGCTTGATTAGCCTTATCTATTTTTATTTTGTCTACAATATAGGATTCTGCGCGACCACGAAATACGTCCCACTCATCGGCTGTAAATCCTTCTGGAACCCGCTTGTTATCATTTAACCACTTAACGGCCTCGGCGGTACTCATGCTATCTATTTTGCCAAAGTGCGTATGTTCGGTAGCTTCACGCTCAGCATCTCGCATTAGCTCAGAATATTGTGCCTCATTTATATAGCCACTATCTAACTGCTGCGCCAAGGTTGCCTCATACTTTATAAGACTTTCGGCAGAACCTTCTAAATTACCATTGCGTGCCTGCCTAGCTGCATCATCATAATACGTTGCGCCTGCTTTATTTAACCCAGCCTTGATTTCATTTTGCTGCTTATTGTAGGCTTGCTCTTGAATGCGCAATCTTTGCCTGTCTGCCGCCTTTCTCGCAGAAAGGATTAATTGGGGCGCCAATTGAGGGTCTAGCTCTTTTTGCAAACCAGAAAACATACCTTCAATTTCTGCATCATATTTTGCAACATCGCCTTGATTTTTTAATCCAATTTCACTTATTCGCGAAAGATTATCCGAATCTACTCCTGCAATGTACGCTGCCTCTAAACCTCTGTTATGAGCCTCTGCGGAATCTTTACCAATAAAACCAAATAAAGGTTTTTTGCGCTCAATGCTTTCTGCGCCTGTACCTTTTTTTAATCCTTCTTGAAAAGCTTTTTTCTGAATTCGCTCACTTCTTTCTGCACGTCTTTCAGCCGACCATTGAGAAATCTCACTAGCCAAAGGATTAAAACCGCTTGCTTGAAAAGATGTTTTTCTCATAACCTTAAGTCAAATAAGATCCTGCTGTTTTTAACAAACTAATACCTGCTTTTGCTTTATAAGCAGAAGCCTTCTGTTGTGCCTTATAAGTGGCCGCAGATTTAGCCGTTTCTGATCCATATTTTTCAAATTTTAACCGATCTTTTTCGCGCCTCATTTCTTCTCTCGAGCGCTCGCTTTCAATCCCTGAGCGTCTTGCGGTTTCACGCATAGCAGCTATAGGGCTGCCTTCAAAAACAGCCACACCACGGCCAGCGGCGCTTGCTCTTTGAGCGGCTATAGCATCAGCTAGCGCCGTTTTCCGGTTTGCCTCTTCTGCCGCATATTTTGATTCCGAAGCCGCGTATTCAGCCTCAGACCTAGCAAAATTAGCGTCCTCTTGGTAATTCGATATACGGCCCTCTGATTTAGCAACACTTGCTTGGCTTAAACTTTGAGCTATATCTAATATCTCTGTCATACACTAACCTCGGTGTTAATACTGAGAATTGTCATATCAAACGGCAAATCTTGAGTAATTGTAACATCAGCATCTAGTGAGTACCCCCTTAAAGAAACCTCCTTTTGACCTGTAAATAATTCAGGAGGGGAAAAGGCGCTAGAATCCATAAGCCTATCCCTTACGCGCTTTCCATTAACGATAATGCCAGCGCTATTAAGCAACCGTAGAAAACATCTTACAAGCCGTTTTTTTCTTGATACTGTTGAGCCATTGCCAAAACTAAAATTGATCGGCATGGTTTTTACCTCGGTCGTAAACTTTAAGCCCGCTTGCAGCTCTGTATATGCGCTTGAAAAAGTAGAGCTGGAACCCAAACTGTAACCATCGCCCTTAGCGTAAACAATAACGCCAGAATCTAGGTGGGACATACTGAGTGAAGTCCCTGACCCCTTCTCTGAGCAGTCAAAATAAACTGTGTTATCCGCTTTTTCCAGAAAATAATCGCCATTAGCGCCTTTGCCCTCTCGATAGACAAGCATGTATAATGTATCATCAACAATAGCAACTGATTTAATATCACCTTCGGTTGCCCAGCTTGAAAAACCCTCGACACCTTCCGTAGTTAGCGTGTTGAGTATAGTCATACCTCCGTCACTGTTTACGACATAAATATAATTTGCGTCATCAGAGCTAGTCCCTTTAGAAGCCGCCATTTGAACAGGGTTTGAAACTAAATGCGGTGCTAATACCGCAATATTCCGCGTTTCTGTTGGTTGGTATTGGTTGCTTATCGTTACAATATTTAACCTTTTCCCTGTCCGATTAGAATACAAAATATCATTATCAAGTATTACTGGTGACGCAATGCCAGCACCTTCATTGCTAATTGATCTAACGGATACAGTGGATGGCGTTATAACATCTTCTGGAATATAAAAATGCTGTCCGGTCGTAAATACCTGCAATTTTTTATTTGATACAACATGCCTAATCGCGTTTAATTGGTCAGTATCAAGGAACAATTGAATTGATTCGTCATCCCTGCTTTTTCCCTTATCAAAGTCATAATAATCCCCGATATTGCTAGCCCACAAAGTCGTTGGCAAAGATTTAGAACCACCAATCCACAGCCTATTACCGTGAAAAGTTGAACTAATAGGATACCCTCTAGTCGCAGACCATGCGCTTTCGGCTTTGCTTACCCCCGTCTGCGTTCTTGTGCCATTTGCAGAAAACGAGGAATTTTTAGTGACCACACCATAACCGATAATTAAACCATGAGGGAAAGCGCTATCGCCTGCAAAAGTTACTGTGTAAGTTGAGCCAGAAAGAAAGGCCACTAAAATTCCGTCATTACCCATATTAGGCAAATCTTGCAGCGCAGACCGAATAGCCTCGGCATTATCGCTCGTACTTGATGAATAGACAATTTCATCTGTCAGGAAGCTGTCGACAGAAAGCTTGTACCTATCACCAGTGCTCGCGCTGGAAAATGCCAAATTCTGGATTTCAGAAGTAGGCGAAGGGCTGGAAGCATCATTAAAATTATATTGCGGCGCATCCGTAAAGGGAATAGTTGAAATAGTCCAAGCTGTATCGCTAGTTCTTGCTATTTCTTGTGTGGGCAAATCCGCGTGGCAAATAATAACAGTATCTGCCGATTGCGTGTAGTCAAAACTGTTGAGCATGCCTGCTGTAATAGTTGTTGTTAGATAATCATTACCGCTGCCGCTTATATTTGTTTGCAACACTCCGCTTTTGTAAATATACATTCTAAGCGGGTAAAAAACTAAAAGGTATTCTACCTCATCGTTGAAGCTAAATGACTCTAGTCTTGAGTTGACATCAAAATCATCAACATAAACAGTGCCAGATCGACGACTAACCCCACCTTGCGGCAAACAAACAACATTAGTCGCTTTTCTTAACCCAGAATAATATGATTCTAAATCATTCCTGCCAACCAAACTCGGAGCAAGTTCGCCACGATTGAGGTTAGACTGCATGTTGAATATCTTGCCCATTTATCGTGATTCGTAGTGATGATTACTGAATGGCTTGTGCTGTATTTGAACTTGAGGCCTAGATTGTGAATCAGCCGCAAGACACATACTTAAAGCATTTAAATATTTTCGCTCGTATAACTGGTTTTTGTTGTCATCCTCAGTTACAGAAATAGCAAAATCAGAAGCAAGCTTATACTCCATCATTTTAACAAAATAAGCTGGCAAATCGCTCTCTGGAGGTCTGCGTATGTAGGTAGCAACAATTTTACTTTCGTTAGAGTACAGCGAGTTTCCAATAATAGTGTAATTGTTATTAGGCTCTGTCTGCCAAAGCCTAATCATATCGGAAGGCAAATTATAAGAATATGTCCACCCTTCAATATCTGAAGAAGCGTTTTTAGAAAGCTCCTGAGATTTTAAAGAAAACGACCACGGATGGAACCCCAAAACGTGGTCGTAGGTCGATGCGTAAAGGTTAGCCGCTGCGGCATCATCATCTAAAGATTGTATAGGTTCCTCGCCAAGCAAAATCAGCGCATTACTACACATAGAAATATCTGTTGCCACAGCTAACCCCCTTTAGTCGGTATCAGTTTCCGCGATAGCAGTACCATCTGATACATCAACAACGCCGGAGGCATTGCTTAACACCGAAACTTGATTAGTAGTTGGTGTACTTGTATCAGCAACAATAATAATATCGCGAACCGATAATTGGTCGGACGCATCATTAAAGTAGCCAGCCGTATTAACAGTGGCAATAGCATCTGTAGTTTCATAAACCCAAACCTTGGGCGAAGTCGCGCCATTAAGACACGCCAAATTTTTAATATTAAAAGCCATGATTAGCCTCCTTACGCCAGATTAATTTTAACAAGGCCTTCTGGGTCAACCACAACGGAGCCAGCTTTAAGCATACCGTTAGATAACCAAGAAGATTTATGACCAGTCCAATCAACGTGCACCATCTTATCTAAAGTGCCGACCGCATGACCAACACCAGATTTAACATACGAGTATGCTAGATTGGAACCCAAACCACCCTCCGCACGACGAGAGCCAATACAAATAAACTTGCAGCCCATAGCAGTAGATGACTCAAGAGTACCAGCAACTAAACCTTGTACATTCTGATAATCCGAGCTAGTCAATTTTTCTTCATTCAACAAATCTTCTAACGAATCACCATCTACAAGGATGGTTGGCATCTCATCGATCTCAAGATTGGCATAATACTTTTTGATTGATAGTAGCTTGGCAAAAGTAAAGCCTGTACCACCTGCCGCAATCTCAAAACCCTGACCATCAGTAGCAGTGGTGTTAAATGTAGCAGCCGCGACCTGATCAATAATTAACTGATCTTCTTTGCGTCCCAATGCTTTTGCGATAACTGTAGCTAACTCCACTTTTTCTTCAAAGTTAACAGCCGCCTGATTGAAAATATCAGTATATTCAGGCGCTTCTAAGTCGATAAGCGTTGCTGTTGCATTGGTGTGAGAAATATTCATAGGAACAACATCACTGGATGGTGCGCCGCGCTCATGCGCAATACCACGACCCATTTTTGGAAAACGATACGTTGAAGCCTGAATACCCGTACGTAGTCGTACAGTGTCGCGCAATTTACCTGCGCCTTGATATGCGTGTTTTACCTCATTGCTAAATTCAGCAATTGCCGCAGAGGATAAAGTTTTAGACATGGGGATAACCTCCTAAAGTCCAAATAAAACAAAATTATTTTATGCTCTACTTGGTTCCCCGATTACAGGCCAAGCAAATGCTTAACTCTGTAATCAGTCCAAAAGGATTACCCAATCACTCGAATCACACTAATTGTCACATAATGACAAAATTTGTCAACCCACAAATTCCTGATATTGACCCTTTCCTACATGCTGCTCCAATAACCGCTGAATACGGGCGCGATATTCAGGGTTTTGCATTTTACGATTCCCATGCTCATCGGTAGCTGTTTGCAACTTCATAATTTCTTCCATGGACATAGCCGGAACTCCGTTGACTTCCTGAGGGCTTGAGGGCGCTTTGCCAGCCTTATTGTCAAGCAGCCATTCTAAAGCCTCGACTGCTGCCGCACTGGTGGCAATATCAGCTAACCCTTCTTGATGTTCTTCTGGCACGTTTGCACCAATCCAATTGTTAATATTGGCTATACGCTTTTCCGCATTATCCAACTTTGAAAACTCGCTTTTTAATGCCTCATCCTCCGCTTGAGCGATAGCTATCTGCGCGGCAGCATACATTTCGATGCTTTCTTGGTAATGTTTCGCTGAGTAATTATTAGCCTTTGCAAACTCATTAAAAGCAACCATCAGAGGGTCATCTGGAGGAAATTCTACGCCTTCAATTTCAGGCAAAGTATAACCTTCGTCGGGTTGCCCAAAGTAATCCGACATTGACTCATTAGCTTTTTTTAATTCTCCTATTTCCGTCCCTTTTTCGCCTAGCGTCTTGTTGAGGGCCACATAAGCCTTTGCTTGATCATCTACGGTTGCAAACTGCTGCAAATGCCACTCAGGGCGCATCCCCTCTAAAACCTGCTCAGGGTTGCTATCTTCTGTATTCTCTAAAGATTCTTCACTCATCATTACCTACCTTTGCAATTATTGAATTAATCTGAACAATAAAATCATTATGGCCTGCGGTGTAGGCTAATGCTTCATGAGACCTATCTACCGACATAGTGCTTGTCAGCTCTTCATTCCATGCCGCCAACAACTTTTTCCCGTTGGGGTTGTTGTGGAAGACATCGTATATTAATCGCTCGTAATCACTCGCCATAAAGCACCCACTGTAACTCCATGATTAAATCGGCATATTTTTCACAATCTGACGGCTTTTCGCATTTCTCCAACCTTAACTTACTCATCAACTGCCCCCATAAATTGTTGACCTATTTGCTTTATTTCGTTCTTGCTGCGATTCAAGTCTGAATCGACCCCTAGCATTTTGGCTGCTTTTCTTGGTAAATCCTCGATTTTCAAAGTGCCAGCCATAAATATAGCCGCCATTTCTGGCGGGAGAGTTTGAGCGATTCCCTGCAAAAATCCGATGTAGGTTTGCAGCGCTTGAAAGTCTTCAAGCTTTTCGGCTTGCGCTAAGGGCGACTGGTAAATAACCCTTACCTCCTCGCCATTAACTTCAAATTTAGGCATTTTCCCCCTGCTGCCCAATATTGCCGAAACCGACTTAATAACAACGTTCATTAACTCGGTCTTTAAACGGCCTATTGATGCCCCTTGCGACCTTAGCATTTCTTGTTGTCTTATCATATGCTCTGTGGCGGTCTTAGTTGGATCGGTAATATCCCCTAAAGGATTTATATATAAAGCCTTTTCTAAAATATCACGCATTTCATTGACAAGCATATTACCTAACCCTATGTCGCCAGCACGATCAAGCGCCCTAAGTGTTGGGTTTCGTGAATCGTTAGACGCTACAGGGATAATTGTCGCTGGTGCAATTCTGGCTGTATAAGGGTTAAAACTACCATCGCTCACCCCTGTATAAACGCCTGCCACATTCAATGCAGCGTTTTCAAGGGTATATTTTTCAACCTGATTAATACGCCTGATTAACGGCAGGTTGCGAAGTATTACGCCACGGCCAAGCACATCGCCAGAATTCACAGACTCACGAAAGGCTATAATAAACTTATAGTCGCGATCTTCCTCAAAAATTGGATTGTCTTTATATGAAACGATAAGTCGGTATTTTTGCCCGTCTTTAATTTGCGATATGGTGATGTCAATTTCACAATACGGCTGCTCTTTTTTCTTATCTGTAAGCTCTTGAGGTAATACCGCGTCAGGCCACGTCTCCTCAATAGCCGAAAGGGTCATTTTTACAAACCTGTGTAAATTTTCTAATACACCTTTAATGGGTTTTTCAGGGGCCATTTGATAAGCGGGGATGCTTGTAAAATAAAACGGCTGCTCGTCGCTAATTGGGTTTTCGTCTATCCCGATATAGCCCGTTGAAATTAAGCAATCTTGCAATGATGGGTTTATTTCGGTGTCAAAATTAGACTGCTGAAAATAAGAATAATAAGCGTCTGTAGCTTCGACAAGCGCATCATCTATGATTTTAGACTCGTCGTCATCCAACTGATCCCCACTTGCGAAAGAATGCCATTTTTGCTGAGGCGGCATTAATGCGCCTTGCATACGATTCGCAGCTACAACAATGCCATTGACCGCCGTTTCGTCGTAAATATGGAGGTTTTCTTCCTTCCCTTTTACTTGGTTAGACCATCCATTTTTTTCTGGGATTGTGTAATCATACGCGACCTCAAGCATTGCCCGAAAATTCTCGGCGTTCTCTTTTGCTTTGGCGATTCTTGTTTTTAAATTCATACTATCCACCTAAGCGGTTAGAGCGAATCAACGAACGTTTTCCGCGTGAAACTCGACGCGATACAGCCCCTTCGCTTGCCTCTTCTGCCGCCCTTAAAACCTCTTTTTGCTTAGTAGCAGCTTCTCTCTGCCGAACCTTTTCAGATTCGGCTTGCGCCGCCATTGAGCGTTTTCGTTGAGCGTTTTCGGTCTGTCTGGCTAGTTTTTTTGCGGTTTTTCCTGTGACCGCATCGAATGTATCTTTGATTGCTGACATTTTTTCAACCTCTTGTACAATTGATAAGGGGTGAAAACAAACGGATATGATACCCCTAGAAAGTATTTTATTAATCCTACACATGTAATAAAGTTAAGACTATAAGCGCACCTTGCGCTAATATTAACATCTACCTCAACAACTGTTCCATCACCAACAACATCCTGAAATGCACAATCCTCTAAAGACTCGTACCTAACAGTACCTAAGTTGTAGTGGCCTTCGATAATTGTAAATAAACAGTCATAATCCTTTCTCAACAAAAAGCAGTGCCTAAACCCTTTTTTAAACCATCCGACCCTTGGGTTATTGCTGTCTTTAAAGACAACGTAATGTTTAATAGATTGAGAATCCACCAGCCCGCACCGATTCAGTGAATATTGCATGTCTTGAAGCAATTGTTTTAAAGCTCATCACAACAGAATCAAACATATTGGGGGAATTAATGCCATTTTTTTTCATGTTTTGCTTAGACATCAGTTGTACAGCCCCGGAACTATTAGGGACAGTGGGAATTCTGCAAGACTCAGCTTTTAAAGAAACCATGTTTTCTATGCCCTCACTATCCAAACTAATAAGGTTTTCAGGGTCAATATACTCGCCTTTTACTCTCAGCCTGTATGCGTTATAAAACCGGTTTGCCAGCCTGATTGAGTATTGCGCCCTCTGATTCTTAAAAGAATCTGCCACGCTTACGTCGCCATCGAGCCATTTTTCTTCCGCGTTATCCTGCGCCGACCCCGATAACCCGCCCTTGTAAGCATGAATATCGACTTTTATGCCAAAAAACCCCCTAGATATTTGATCTTTTAAGCCAGCACCCATGCCATCCGCATCATAAACAAAATGATCAACCCCATCCTGTCTGGCGTTAAATAACGCCCAATCGCAACCCTCGGCTATATCGCAACCTTTCTTTTCCATTACCCTGCGAACAATAGAGCCTTCGCGCATAGCGTAGCCCTTAGCATCATTTCCGGTATCGCTAGGGTCATGCGCGGCAACTTTCACAGCATAATCCTTAAATAGATGCTTAAATTTTTCTTGCTTGTGCAGATCAACAGCCGCATCAAACCATTCCGGGAGGATTATTGAATTTTCAACCTCATCATTAAAGGCTCCTTCCCATATCCAATCGTATTTGCTCCTTGAGAGATTTTCATAATCCCATGATCTTAACGCCTCCTGCTCCTTATTCCACCACGGATTATCGCGCCAGTTTACGACTACAATGATATGCAAATCATCTTCATAGTAACCATGCTGGTCTAATTCTGCCTTATAAGGGTTTATAAATCTTTGGCTAAAAGGGTCTGCACTTGACTGGGGATTGGCACTAAACCAGCATTCCGCGCCAGTATTGCGTAATATCGTGGGTAATAACTTGTCTAAACTAGCTTGAGATGCTCTGTGAGCTTCCTCAAACCATGAATACTTGTAACCTTGCGCTGACTGCATAGCATCAGGGTTACGATTAGCGCCTTTGTAAGCTGTTTGCGCTCCGTTTGGAGCTATAACCCTATTTTGCTGAATATCCCATCCAGACAATTTCAAACGGTCTTGAATGCTTCCCTTAAATACCCTATGAACAGAATCCGTTACGGAATCCTGAAATTCTCGGAGGCAATATATATCTGATTTTTCAGTGTGCATCTTAAAAGTAAAAATATCACCGAAACCAATAGACTTGCCGCTACCTCGGCCCCCAATAGCAATTTTTATAGGCTTAGGTTTAACCAGCAATGGTTTAAGCTTACTATTTACTTTCAGCTTCATTAATTAAATTATTTCCACTAGCGTCAACAAACTCAACAGTATGATGGTTATCGACTTCTATAGGCGCCCCGTCCCGGCCTGTAAGCTCTTGCTGCACCTTGTCGCCGTATTTTTTCGGCCTCTTTTTGCTTGCCGTCCATTTAAAAGCATCGATTGCCACTCGACCAGAAGCAGGGTCAACCTTACCATCTAAAACATCTTTGGCAACGTCTTCGATGCGTTCAGCATCAACATCGCCACTTTCTTCTTTCGCGCGCGCGTATTGCTCCGAAAATTCCTGATGCTCTCTAAGCCATTTAAACAGTGTAGACATAGCAGGCATTACAGGATCAAAAGAAATAGCTCTCATCGATTCGCCGCAAGCAATACGAGCGCATATATCGTCTGCCATAGCTTCTGTGTATTTGCTAGGCCTACCCATAACCCCCCCATGTTTCACGTGAAGCATTTTAGTCAACTTCTGCTTCTTTTAGCAGCCTAGGAAATTCGCCCCCAAGCTTCTTCAACGATTTAACAAAAGACTCTAATTTATCCAGCCTATCTAAAATATCGTTTTTAGTTTGTTTTTTTGTGGCATTAGGAGTTGAAATTGAATTACTTGCAGTCTGCATAATTTGTCCTAAGTTTAATTGAAATGTATAGCGCCAATAAGATTTGTTGCAGTAGTGCCAGTTGCAAGCACTTTCTTTGCTTTAAAAGGAAGAACTGTCCCAGCCGCAACGGCAGAAAAAGTTAATTGAGCATCACTTGGCGTTACCAATACAATATCACCAGCACCTCCACAATAGATAGCATTGGCAATCTGTGCAAGATCATTGTCATCATTCGGCGTTATTGAAAACCCTGAACCCGCTGTATTATCCAAAAAAGACATGATTATTTCCCCTAAATTCCTATATTTATACCTATTATTAACTGGCTTGATCCAGCGCCACCAATAAAAGATGGCACGCTAAACGCTTGAATGGCCGGAACAAACTCCTCATCGGCTAAAACGAAATAGCCGTCATTGTTCAAGTGAACACTATCACTAAAATATGTCCCCAAGTTAGTTTGAGCTGATCCGTCAACCCCTATCTTAGAGTTAAGATGCAAAGAAACAACGCCGTCTGCATCACCCGGATCACTGATAATGTTCGTGCAATAGCTCTGACGCTCTATTTCATCACCAGAATCATATTGAGATGAATCGGTAGCGGTTCCAAGCAAAACATAGACATTTTGATCTAGTTTTAACCTGTCTACATAATCTCTAGTTCTTGTTTCTTTGAGAGGGTCGCCAGATTGGTTATGGTACTCAAATGTACACACCAGCACTGGCTTTTTGTAAAATTCAGTAGCCCACTCTATCTCAGTATCTACGATATCAAGCATTTCTTGATAATCTATACCGCCAATGCCTAGATTATGCCAGTATCCATAGGGGATGTTTAGTTGCGTTGATATAGCCGCTTGCTGGCCTAATGTTAGGTTTTCATCCCCATCTCCAGAACCTACGCCAGCGGTAATCGAATCACCAAGCCAAGCTAAAATATATGGTGCAGAATCCCAAGGGTAAGATATACCTAAATCATCATAAATATCTTTTGTAACCTGCATACACTCTTGAGGGTCTAGAGCCCTATCGATAACATAAGACGCGTAATAGTCACCCTCAAAGGGGCTATATCCGTTAAATATATTACCTATAGAGCAATCCTCGGTATTACTGGTGAGGGGATCGTAAGCATCATTGTCTACAGCGGCGCACGTTCCATTAACCCAAACTCTGCGCAAATCTCCTATCCCTGAGTAGGAAGGAGCATACACACATATAACAACGACAAGTTCATCATTTGGAACAGGGACAGTGGTTACTGCTAAAGCGTCACCTATCCTAGAGTCACTGTTGACTTGTCTTATTCCTCGACCGCCAGAAAAACTAGCAAAAATAGTCCCTGATGTCCCCGTTCCCGTGTTCTTTGAGACAGTGATGGTTGTTAATTCGTTACTAGAAGTGGCTGTATAAAGAGAAGGTAAATCAGCAGCAGCAAAAACCGCTCTACTTGCAGTAGTACCTAAAAATCTAAGCCCCGGCGCTCCCTGCTCCGAGTTTTCTACGTACGTGACGTTTGAACATGTAGATGTTACAGCGCTATCTACTTGCTCGGTCAATGATGTGACCGAATCACCATCATTAAACCCAGTCATAGCACTTACTTCATGTCTAAACACAGACTCATCTAATATCATTCATTCATACCTAAACTACTTTTTCCAAAAAAGCAACTCATATAATTTATAAATTTTACCACAAATTATATTTTTGTATAACAAAACTGTATATTTTAGATGATTATTTATGTTTGCCCGTATCGTGGGCCAGCCGCTATAGTCACCCTAAGCATGAATCCTCAAATTTGATCAGGCTTATCCGCACCGACGGCACCCAAAAAACCGATTTTTCATGCCGTTTACTGAAAACTACAATAGAGTAGGAGAGGACAGTATCAGGCCTATAGTGCTGGTGTTATTAGCGCCACCGCCAGCCGGGCTAGAAAATTTAATCTGCTGCTCGTCTAAAACCTTCTGGAGTATATTCCCTCTGACGCGTTATTCGATATTGACCGGGAGGGAGCGAAATTGTTTCATGAGTATCAAAAGAACGAAGATGAACAACATTACTTTCTTCCTTAACATCTATATAAGAAATAAATTCATTCTCCAAATAAACTTCTGAAAAATCCCCTGATATAACGTGATTATGCCCCGTTTCACTGTGTGCCAAAATGTGATTACCATTATTATCAGGTTTTTCTTTAACCAAATCACTCGGAATACTTTTTGCTGAAAATATATTTAAATCACCTTGTGCTGAATATGGATGTTGAAATTTAATAGTCATAATTATCACTCTAAATTTAAAAAATTAATGCCGAAATAATACATAAAATACAAAATACTATCCAACAAGAAAAAATAATATCTATATGTCGCTGAATGAAATCTCTCATGTTCTAACCTCTGGAATGTACATATCTTCTGTTGTAAAGTTTAGCCACGCCTGAGCCTGACTTGCCCTAACCATATCAGGGGGGACAGGAAGCGCAAACTCTCGGCCAGTCCCACACATCACTCTAAGGAATTTTTCTTTTCCAACATCTGGCAAATTAACCTCAAGAAGCTCTCCAACAAAAGGATTTTCATTTTTATCAATGCTTTTTGCTTTCAGCTCAATCAAAATATTGTTCCATCCTACTATCTCACAAGCCGCTCTGCGTTGTTCCATATTAGATATGGACAAAGCCGAACTAGCAGTCAAATTTTGACTTAAAATCCAATCTTTAGGAACCTTTACCCCATGCCAAGAATAAACAGAAAAACCATCTCGATACAAAATAGATGGGCCATTCTCACAATGAAGCCTTTTTTGATCATCAAATTTTATTAATTCTGGCCTATCCTGCATGATCACACAATTCTCATATGGAGCCCACCAACCGCAATTTTCAGCTAAATTCATTAGCGGCTTTAATCTTTTGCAATCGACAACCCCCAATTCCAGCATCACATCATAAAAACTAAGCCAGTTAGCATCGTGGCAACCATAGACCTGATCCCCGACGTAATCCCAGACTTGAGCCCCGAACTGATCCCCAACCTGATCCCTGACCTTAGCCCTGACCTGATCCCCGACCTGAGCCCCGACGTGAGCCCAGACTTGATCCATGACCTTAGCCCCAACCTGATCCTTGACCTGATCCCAGACTTGAGCCCTGACTTGATCCCTGACGTGAGCCCCGACCTGAGCCCCGGCCTGATCCATGACCTTAGCCCTGACCTGATCCCAGACTTGATCACTGACTTTAGCCCAGACCTTAGTCCCGGCCTGATCCCCGACGTGAGCCCAGACTTGAGCCCCGGCCTGATCCATGACCTTAGCCCTGACTTGAGCCCAGACTTGATCCATGACCTGATCCCCGACCTGATCCCCGACCTGATCCCCGACGTGAGCCCAGACTTGAGCCCCGGCCTGATCCATGACCTTAGCCCTGACTTGAGCCCAGACTTGATCCACGACCTGATCAC